GGAGGTTGAAGGGAAAGTAAACTGGCTAGTGGTAGGGCATACGGGTGTTATTGGACATGACCGGATACTCATCAGCATGAGTAAAAGCCATTACACTAATCAAGGGATAAAGGACTCAAAACGACTTTCCGTCAATCTAGTGAGTTGTGAAATATTGCCGAAAGCTGACTATGTGGGAAGTGTAAGCGGTGCGACGGTCGATAAGTCGGAGGTGTTTGCCTACCATATTGGCGAAAACAGTACCCCCGTTATAGACGCATCACCCCTCACCATGGAGTGTGAGGTGGTAGACATCTATGAAACTGAAGGTTTCGACAATTTCATTTGTGCGATAGTCAATACATACGCTGCTCCTGAAGTGCTTGATAATAACGGGAAACTTGACTATACGAAGCTGAAACCCGTATTGTTTGAATTTCCGACCTATTCCTACCTTGCCACGGGAGAGATTATCGGCAAATGCCTGAATCTGGATAAGCAGCCGGGTATGTGCGCCAAAGAGCCGATGAGTGCTGACGGTATCGTGCGGTTGTCGAAAATCGAGGTTTATCCGCAGTATCTCGACGAGTATATGAAATACGCAACCGAAGTAGGCGAAATCTCTCTGCGTACCGAATCGGGCGTGCTGACTATGTATGCGGTCGGCGAGAAGGAGAATCCCTGCAAGGTGACTATTCTCGAAACCTATGCGAGCCATGCGGCTTATGTAAAACATATTGCATCAGAACACTTTCAGAAATACAAGCAAGGAACGTTGCGCATGGTCAAATCATTGGTCTTGTCTGACCAGACGCCACTTAATCCGGCTAACAAGCTCAATAACTTCATGCAATAAATAGAACGACTATGAACAAGATTTTTTTAATTTCAGTATTCAGCATTTTAACACTCAATGTTATGGCACAAGAAAAGATAGTACAGACAGCAGGACGCACCCAGTTGGGTGAGTTTGCTCCTAAATTTGCGGAACTAAACGACAATGTCCTCTTTGGCGAGGTCTGGAGCCGCACCGACAAACTCGGTCTGCGTGACCGTAGTTTGGTAACTATAACTTCTCTTATCAGTCAAGGAATCACGGATAATTCGCTCGTGTTCCACCTTCAGTCGGCAAAAAAGAACGGCATCACCCGTACGGAGATTGCTGAAATCATCACCCATATCGGATTCTATGCCGGTTGGCCCAAAGCGTGGGCAGCGTTTAATCTGGCCAAAGGCGTATGGGCAGAGGACACCGCCGGTGAAGATACCAAAGCCGCGTTCCAGCGTGAAATGATTTTCCCCATTGGAGAACCGAACACAGCATACGCACAGTACTTCATAGGTAACAGCTATCTTGCTCCCGTTTCACGTGAGCAGGTTTCCGTCTCTAACGTCACTTTCGAGCCTCGTTGCCGCAATAACTGGCACATACACCGTGCTACTAAAGGCGGTGGACAGATGCTTATCGGTGTTGCCGGTCGTGGGTGGTATCAAGAAGAAGGCAAGCCGGCAGTAGAGATTCTACCCGGTACGGTTATCCATATCCCTGCAAATGTGAAGCATTGGCACGGTGCTGCTTCTGATGGTTGGTTTGCCCATCTTGCTTTCGAAGTTCCCGGTGAGGATACTTCTAATGAATGGCTAGAGCCGGTGACGGATGAAGAATACGATAAACTTAAATAACACCACCCACACTCCCGTAATTCAAGCGATTACGGGAGTTTTTGTTTTATGGAGCTATGATTTAGTAGCTGGAGGGGACAGCATAATCCGTAATTTGGGTATAGATACCGGGGATTTATCTACACGGCATATGACGGATACCGCCTATTTTTGCATTATCATTAATTTGGTAATAAAAATTAAATAGGAGAAACTATGACTACGAACGAATTCAAAGAATATGTAAAGACGCGTCAAGCGCTTAATACGGAGGAGATACACCGTTTTATGGACGAAATGAGCAGTGAAGCCAGGCGTATCACTTTCCGGCTGAACACCGCATACTATACGCCGGACGAAGTACGTGAGTTGCTATCCGAATTGTTCGGTTATCAAGTTCCGTCATCGTTCCGAGTATTTCCGCCGTTTTATGCCGATTTCGGGAAGAATATAACAGTGGGCGAAGGCGTATTTATTAATGCCTGCTGTCATTTTCAAGACCATGGTGGTGTGATAATCGGCGACGGATGCCAAATTGGGCATAATGTAGTCTTTGCAACGCTCAATCATGGTTTGCCTCCGGCTGAACGCCAAACTACCTATCCGGCACCAATTGTACTAGGCAAGAATGTCTGGGTAGGTTCTAATTCAACGATTCTTCAAGGAGTGACAATTGGTGACAATGCTGTGGTGGGAGCTGGAGCGGTCGTGACGAAAGATGTGGAAGCAAATACAATAGTAGGTGGTGTCCCCGCAAAATTGATAAAGAGAATAGAATAATAAAATTGAAAACAAGATGAAAATAATATCAAATACAGCATTTGGCGGAGAAAGACCTTTGTTCGAATCGCATGACTTACGTATGGAGAATGTAGTTATCCGTGCTGGAGAATCAGCCATCAAGGAATGCAGCAACATCGAAGCTGTTGATTGTCGGTTCGAAGGAAATTATCCCTTCTGGCATGTTCACGGATTTGTTATCGACCGTTGTTTTTTCGATGTCGGCGGGCGTTCGGCACTGTGGTATTCCGACCATCTGAAAATGACTGATACGCGTATCGATGCACCCAAAATGTTTCGCGAGATGCACGACATCGAAATAGAGAATGTAGAGATAAACGATGCCGATGAGGTGTTCTGGCGTTGTAAAAAACTGAATATCAAAAATCTGAAACTGCATGGAGGAACTTATCCGTTCATGTTCAGCAGCGACATCCGCATAGACGGATTGGAAAGCGACAGCAAGTACGTTTTCCAGTATGTGAAGAATGTGGAGTTGCGCAATGCCAAAATCACTACGAAGGATGCCTTCTGGGAGGTGGAGAATGTGACAATCTACGATTCTGAACTCAGCGGCGAATATCTCGGCTGGCATTCGCACAATCTCCGGTTGGTGAATTGCCATATAACCGGTGAGCAACCGCTCTGCTATGCCCACGACCTCGTACTGGAGAATTGCACCTTTGGTCCCGACTGCGACCGGGCTTTTGAATATAGTTCGGTGCAGGCAACCATCAAAGGAACAATAGGCGGGGTGAAGAATCCACGGACAGGCTGTATCACTGCCGAAAGCTATGGGGAAATCATTCTCGACGAAAATATAAAGGCGCCTGCCGATTGTGAGTTGAGGCTTTGGGATGGTAACTGGATTTATAAATTATGAAATACGATTTCGATACAATCATCTCGCGTCGCGGGACGAATTCTTATAAATGGGATATTCCCGAAGAGGAGAATGTACTGCCCATGTGGGTGGCGGATATGGATTTTCGTACAGCACCCGCTATTATCGATGCCTTACAAAAGCGGGTGGCGCACGGTATTTTCGGTTATACAAAAGTACCCGAAGCCTATTATGATGCGGTTGTCCGGTGGTTCGATGACCGGCATCGCTGGCAGGTTGATTCCCGGTGGATTATCTATACGAGTGGTGTCGTGCCGGCTCTGTCAGCCATTATCAAAGCCTTGGCCATGCCGGGTGATAAAGTCATCGTTCAGACTCCTGCCTATAATTGTTTCTATTCATCTATCCGTAATGACGGATGCGAGTTGTTTGCCAATAATCTCATTTATCAGGATGGCCGCTACGTAATCGACTTTGCCGATCTTGAAAGGAAAGCTTCCGATCCGAAAGCAAAAATCCTGCTGCTGTGCAATCCTCACAATCCGGTCGGACGGGTCTGGACTCCGGAAGAACTGCAGCATATAGGTGATATTTGTTTACGGAATGAGGTGTTTGTCGTGGCGGATGAGATTCATTGTGAACTGACTTACGAAGGATATGACTACACACCCTTTGCCTCCTTGTCTGAACGCTTTTTGCAAAATTCCGTTACTTGCGTTTCGCCGAGCAAGGCGTTCAACCTTGCCGGGTTGCAAATCGCCAATATCATCGCAGCCGATGAAGAGGTGCGCCGCCGTATTGACAGAGCCATTAACATCAACGAGGTATGCGACGTCAATCCGTTCGGCGTAATCGCCACAATGGCAGCTTACAACGAAGGTGGGGAATGGCTTGATGCCTTGCGGAAATATCTGCGGGGGAATTACGAATACCTCTGCTGCTTTTTCAAGGAACGGTTACCACAATATCCCGTGCTGCCACTCGAAGGAACTTATTTGGTTTGGATAGACTGCCGTGCTTCCGGTATCAGCTCAGATGTTGTCGCCTTGCGTTTGCAAGAACAACAGCATCTGATGGTCAATTCCGGTACGATGTACGGTCCCGGTGGAGAGGGCTTTATCCGGCTGAATATCGCTTGTCCCCGGGCTCTGCTTGCTGATGGACTGGAACGGATGGCCCGTTTATTCTATCGTGAAGTCTTCTGATTTAAATCCGCTGTAATA